TCCTGGCTTTGGTGAGATTAGATATGCATTTCCTCCTGACTTTCCAACCTACTCTGATGGAGTACGGGGCTTGCGTATAACTAAGCGTGACAAGGATGATTTGGTCTATGTGTTAATTGCGGGGGGATTGGGAAGAAAAACAAAGAGAACTGCTCCAGAGTGGAAAGGTGCTCCATACCTTGCTTTGGGATGGATGTATGGTGGGGATGCAAAGAAAGAGCAGTGGAAGTTTAATGAATCTACATGGTATGTACCGCGTACTGAGTTAAATGATATGAAAGACCTGCCATTGGTAGCACATGTTAGTTAAAGAGTTTAAGCGGGGGATAACTCTGTCCTTTGGTAGAGGTAGCTTTGATGATTGGGCGGTAGTTGTGCAGCATCCAACCTTTCCTAAGTTTCCAACTGATGAGTGGTACTTTAAAAAATTAACAAAGTTTGCTCTATACAGTAGCCCATTTGAGCTCTATGACCAGTTTGTTAAGATTTATGAGTTAACTACAAAAGAAGTAGATGAAAATGTGCTCAATGAAATTGCGGGCATTGCTAAAAGATATCCAGACCCATTAGAGTTTGATTTAATATTCTGTATTCTCTATATGGGAATGATTGCAGAGGAGAACAAAGAGGGAGCTATATTGGGTAAGAAGATGAAAAGGTTAGGTGTGTATCAAACTCTGATTGAAGGATTGGGTGCAACCAAGGCTGCACACTACTCAAGAGGCCAAAGCGCCGACTACCTGCTGGAAGTTTGCAAATTCCGTGGATTCTAAGGAGAAGTAAATGACATCAAAAAGATTTCGTAATAGCAATAAGTATTTCACCTATGGTCGAGTCTCTGGATTTGCTATTGGTTTTGGCATCAACAGATACTTTGTCGATGTCCAACTTGGGTTCTGGTACATAGGATTCGAGTTCTAATGACAGAGATGACCAGCGTTGGAACAGACCTTAAGGAGAAGTAAGTGATTACAGTACTAGCAATCGTATTAACCTGGTATGCCACCAAGGTCTACTACACACGCACCTTCCATGTAGAAATCGACAACCTAGAAAAATACAACCTCATGCAAGCCCAGTGCAGCAAGTGCGCCCAGTTCCTCATCATCAAAGATGAAAACATGCGTACCCCCTTCTATTGCAGCGTTTGTCTGTAACCCCCCGCCACCCCTAGCGGGTGTATCGCAGCCTATAATGCCCCGTCGGAAAGCTAGGAGAATAAATGAAAGATAAAGTTTTACTTGCAGCAATTGAAGATGTAAGAGAGCGCGAACTAGAAATACTTGCAGCTCAAGCGATGTGCGAAGATACAAATGGAATTGCGTATCAGGCCCTAGATGTAATCGCGGACGGGTATGCTTTAGCCATCGACATCCTTTATGGATTGGAAGTAATAGAGTGAGCCCGTACAATTAATATTTGACAACGTATCGCTACCTTGTCGATGGAGCTGAGCATTCTCCGTAAACTGCTCCTTTTCCATTTCCAGTTCGTCCAATGGCAGGACAACGCCCTTTGAAGGCGTGAATCATAGTTCGAGTCTATGACTGGAAGCGCTACACTTAACCCATGACTACATCTGAACGCCCGTGGGGAACCTACACAATTTTGGATGAAACCCCATCAAGTAAGACCAAAACCATTACAGTCAAGCCTGGTCACCGCCTTTCCTATCAAACCCATGAAAAGCGCTCTGAGTACTGGGTCATTGTTGAGGGTAGCGGAGTTATTACTCTAGATGGTGAAGAGTCCTCTTGTTTAGCAGGAGATGCTTTTATAGTGCCAGTAGGGGCAGCCCACCGTATTGCAAATACAGGCGATACTGATTTAGTATTTATTGAGGTTCAACTAGGACTTTATTTTGGCGAGGACGACATTGTTCGTATTGAGGATGATTATTCACGATGAGTAAAACAAGTGAGAAAAGAGCAGCCCGTATTGCAGAGGCAGCAGAGTTTGTTAAACAACGCCGAGAGATGACTCTAAATATGTTTGAGCGCAATTTTGAGGTTGGAATGAAAATCTATGAGGACAATAAGGACAAGATGTCCGCAGAGGAAGTTGAGCTGTTGGAAAAAGAGATTGAGTCAGCCCGTGCTGCTGTAGAAGAGTACAAGGCTAAGTGGCTCTCATAACCTCCATGACCGCCTACTGCGTCATGTGCAAACAGTCTCGTACCACAGATGACTTTGAAGCCAAGCTCTCTGACTCAGGCAGCACTGTCCTTCATAGCGTGTGCCTAGTATGTGGCACTAAGCTTATGAGGATTGTTCGCTAATGTGTGAGAAGGAAGATGCAACTTTTTTAGGAACCATAGTTCCTAAGCGTAGAACCATTGATGAACAAATAGATGACTTTGACGCCATAGGAATTGAGTAAACCGCTACCTTTAGCTCGTGCATTTTCTTAATTGGATTCTTGACCAACAAGAAGAGCCTGGCAATCTAGGTATCTTTTCTAAAGTTATTTGGCAAGATATTAACAATGGTTGTGGGGCCCGATATACCACCCCTCTTGAATGGCGTAGCCACTTTGATAAGAAACACCCACGCACAAAAGAACGCCTTAACGCCCTGTTATCTGCCGCTTATATACAGTACGCATCTGCTTTTACTGCGGAAAAAGAATAAAAGTACGGGACAATAAGAAAATGGAAAGAGAAGATTTTGGCCCAATTAAGGCCAAGCAAGTCAAGCGTGTGGAGAACCCAACGCTTAGCCCTTCTCGTATGTCTGAGTTTGAAAATGAAAAGAACAACTACATTGCCCCCGTCATTCCATTAAAGAGGAAAAATGATTCCTAATCAAAGACAATTTACACTTGATTCTTCTATGACGGCATCCCCAGAAACAATGGCTCACACAGGTGAGGCAGCTCCTGATTGGGATACTCATTATGGAAAAGCATTTAAATTTGTTCAAACCCCAGTTGGAGCAGCAACCGATGTTAAAACAGGAAAATCTATAAAGACCGCCCCTGGAACAATTTCTTTAGTTACTCCATATAACGGCGATTCTTTTCATTCATGGCCAGAAGCCTCAGATGAAGTTAAATCTAATTTTAAATCTAATTGGAAAGATGTTTGGAATTCAGCGGGTGGGTATAAACAACGTCAAGTTTTAGGGGCAACTAAATGATTAGTGACCCAGCTTGGGGCAATAATAAGGCTCGTCGTAGCGGTGCTATAGGACCAGTCAATCGCGTCCGCAATACAGAGTTTCGTAATATTAATGTGGGACAGTACTCTGGACCTCGTGCCTCTTACCAACGTTATAACGTCTCAGAGCAAGCACAGGACATTCTTAACCGTCAGAACAGGAGCTACAACAAGTAATGACTAAAACTATCAAAGTTATTGTAGCCATTTTATTGCTTAGCCTTATGGCTCCTGCTTATGGTGCAGACTGGGTAAAGCCTGATGCTAAAGCAACACCTGGTGTATTAAACCCTGCAGTTACACAGGCAAACATTGCAGATACAGTTTGTAAGTCTGGGTGGACAGATACTATCCGCCCCCCTGTTTCTTACACTAATAAGCTAAAGGCAACTCAACTTGCTACTACATATAAGTCTTTCGTTGCCGTCTATGGCACAGACCTTGCAGGGTATGAAGAAGACCATCTCATCTCTCTTCAACTTGGTGGAGACCCTAAAGACCCAAAGAATTTATGGCCCCAACCATATGCAGGTATTAACGCACGTAAAAAAGATGTGATTGAAACAAAATTAAAGAGAATGATTTGCGCTAAGACAATTACCCTTAAAGATGCTCAGAAAGCAATCTCTAAAGATTGGGTAGCAGCGTATAATAAGTATGTTGTAGCAGCAGACACTAAGGTGGTTGAATTAAATGGCTAAGACTATTAAAGTTGCTGGCGAAGGCCACACTATTAAGAAGAATAAAAAAGGCGAAGTTATTGTTGACCACGCTGGTAACAAGGGCAAGTACGACAAAATTAATTTGACCAAAAAAGCTGGCGCTAAGACAATTAAGCAAGGTATTAAGGCGACTAGAGATTGGCATAAAAAGAATGGCTAGTCCATGCTGGGCAAACTACCGTCAATACGGTATGAAGATGAAGGACGGTAAGAAGGTTCCTAACTGCGTTCCAGAAAAGAAGGCTAAGTAATGGCTGAAACAAAGAAGTTTGGACCCTACAAAGGTTCTAAGGAAAACGGCGGTCGCCCTATCTATGTCTATAAGACTAAAGGTAAAGATGGTAAATGGCATACCACTTCTAAAAACAAAGCTCGTGCTGACTATGAATCAGAAAACGGTAAGATTAAGTCTAAAGACAAAACAGTTGACCACAAGGATAATAACCACAGTAATGATTCCAAGGGCAATCTTCGTATTTTAGATAAAGGCAAGAACACCGCTAAAGAGAACAAGCGCCGCGCAGGCAAGAAGGAGAATGAGAAGTAATGGAACCAACATCAGGTCAATTTCAAACAAAAGGAACAAGCAAAAGTGAACTTGAAAGTCGTGCAGTAACACAACGCATTCAAGAGATGGACGCTACTCGCGGCATGACTTCAGCACAACAGTATGACCGTGATGTTAAGTCTGGTGTACAAGGCGCAAAAAACATTGTTAATTTAAACCCAACAGTTCAAGAAGCTATGGACAACCCAACAATGCTTGGTGGTCCAGTAAGCGGTGCAGCGCTAGCAAAACTTCGCGCAAAGAAGTCTAATGATAAGCGCACTCA